TGGCTTGCAACTGTGAAATATCTAGGCGGTTACCTGTTTCTTGATTGCGTTCAACATACACAAGCTCCCCGCCAATTATTTCCCCATCTTGGTTTTTCTTCACATCTGCAAGGAAGATATTAGAAAGGTCTCCGTTAAACTGACCTTGAGGATCAGGGTTAAACCAAGTAAGGAAAGAATCTAATAGTGTTTCCTCACCATCTTTCACGAGACTTTGCACAACAAAACTTATACCAGCGTTAAGTTGCGGTCTAAGGGCTTCTGCAGCTGCGATATTACCCCTATCCAAAAATCCCGCCCATTGCGTAAGAACTTTAGGAAACAAGGTGTTTGCAACTTCATTTGCTTTAGCCTTAGTAAGCTGTGCAGGAACTATATCCCCGTCCTCATTTTTGTACATGGCATTTATTAACTCTTCATTTGCAGTTGCCGCTGCATCCCATCCTTCTTTCCGTAAATTGTCATTGCGTACTTGCGCATCAAAATAAAGCCTTCTAGCAGCAGTATCGGCTTTCTGTGCATCCACAACTGATTTACCACGATCTGAAAGCCCCGTCTCTAAAACATTTATTAACTGGTTACGTACATTTACTCTATTACCATCATTCGGAGTAGAAGCAACAATCATGGCATAAGCCAATAATTGCTTACGCCGTGACAATTTAGCTAAGTCAGCAACGGTTTCTACGCCTTCTTTTCTAAGATCTTCTGCTGCAGCTTGTACAACTTCAGGATCTTTAAGCTCTGGTATTCTCTCGTTATCAAGATCGTCATCAATCTGCTTAACGGATTTTCCTTCGAGAGCAGGAGCCGCTTTTTCTTCTACTACAGGAGGCATAGCTTCACCAGATTCAACTGACTGTTGGTACTCCGCTGATCGTGTATCGGGTATACCTTTAGGAAATACACTATCTACAAAACTTTGAACATTCTCTTTAAAATTAGATTCGGGTTGAGGTTTTAGAGTTAAGTCCCCTTCATCAAGTTGACGATTAAATTCCGCCGCCCCGCGAGCTGGCATAGGACGATTTGATCTTGGTGATGCTTGCTCTTTTGCAGCGGCTATTTCTTCTCGTTTTCTCTCTGCTGCTGCCACATTAGCTGGACTATTACTTGTTTTACGAGCTTCTATCGAAGCTAACTCGTCTTCTAGCCTTGCAACCTCAGTTAAATCTTGTGTATCTACCGCAGACTGTGAAGCAGGTGGTTGGGCCTGCCCTATTGGGGCAGGAGCAATATCATCCTCTACAAATTTTTCAATCATCTCTGGGGGCATCTCAGACCCAGTTCTCTCACGATACTCGTCCATAGCTGCTTGTAGGCGTTTATCCCCCTCAGTAACCAGCTGGTCAGCTGCAACACGGCCTGTAGAAGTCTGTGATACCGTCGTCACGGGGCTTTCCATTACAGGCTTTTTATTATCACTGGGAGGAGTTGCTAAATTAGGAGCAGGACTTGATGCCCCACCCGAAGCAAAATCATCATAGGCATCTATTGTAGATTGACTTACACCTTGCTCTTGCTTCGGCACTTCAGATGTAAGGTCTACCTGTAAGTCGTCAGCTAGCTTTCCTATCGCTTCAGCTTTGTCTTTAGGGTCGGTCGCTGAAGCAATAACGCCTGTGACTTCTCGCTGTAGCTCTGGACCCCCTACTTCTAATGCTTTATCCGCAAGCTGATCGGTATTATATGCGTTGATGAGATCGACATTGTTTCGACGATCATGCAAATCAATTAAAGTCTGTCCATACAAAACCCCGCCATCTGTAGTACGAAAAGCCTGCTGAGTTTGCTCAAACAACTCATCTCTCGTAAACAATTTTGTCTCGGCATCAGGGTCATTACTTCCAGTTACAGTAAGTGCGCCAAATTGTTCGGGGTCTCCGTTATAGTTACCACGGGCTGCAAAGACTTCTTCACCGTCTTCGTTTGTACCTTTAGATTCTATAACTGTAACTTTAAAGCCTGGAGGAAACTTACTAGCTCCTCCTGCATTGATGTTAGCAAGTGCAAATCTTTGTGCGTTACTACCTGCCTCTGTCATAGATTGCTTTAATTTATCTGTTAACCCTATGCCGTCTTTTCCGCCTTTACCTGCACCCTGCATAATCCATTCATTATCACGGCCTGCTGTATATAGCTTATTTAACCCCCGTTGTTTTTGCTCTCGGTCAAAGTCGGCTTGCGCACGCTTATCTTCATTCTCAAGTAGGCCTATACGTTTTTGGTTGTAGTCCTCTTGATCTCGCCTAGCTCTAGCTCTTTGGAATCCTCCAAGCCCTCCAGCAAACCCTTCAAGTAATCCCATAACAGTTACCTATACCAAAAACGCTGCAATGATGGCAGCTGATGCCAACGATCCAGCTGTTGAATATGTTTGGGCTTTAGATTGTGCTTTAGCACTATCGTAAGCCTGTTTACGAGCAGACGCATCTGCTGCTGCATTGCCAAGCTGACTTTGAGAAGATCTATTTAAATCCTGCCCAATGTTAATAAGATCCGATAAAAGGGCTTGATTAGCTTCACGTTGGGCGATCCTAGAATCGCTCAACGACTGTATAGAACCTAACGTAGTAGCACGTTGTAATCCTCTTTGCTGTTGCTGCAATTGAGCAGGGGTTAACTGAGCACCGTAACGACTCACATTTCTCCCCGCAACCTCTCCTGCAATACGCCCGGCTACCTTAGAATCCTCTCTTGCTGAGTCTATCAGTGAAGTATCAGTAGTAGCTCTTTCAATCTGCTTCAGTTCAAAGTCACGATAATCTTTAACATAGTCCTCGTATTCGCCCCGAGTTATACCGGCAAATGTTTTCTGAGGATCAGAAACAACAGGTAACCCAGCATTTGTTTGCTGGCCAGCGTACGCCGCTTCCCCCAGCCTTCCTCTTACATCAAAATAACGCTCCATACTTTATCCCCTACCCCCCAACTTGAGAAGGTAATGCCTCAAAAAATTCCTTGCTAAACTTCCCTAAGTTTGAGTCTGGAGCAAACTTTTCAAAAGCTCCACCAATCGTAGCCCCCGCCACCTTTCCAATTGCCGCATTTCTAGCATTCTTAACCGCTAGTTTATTTCGAGCACGAGTTAAGGCGTCACTAGTAGCTAACCTTGAGGCTTTGGCCATACCTGAGGCCGCATCTGCAGCTTGACCTCTAGCAACTCCCAACACATTTGAAGCGGCTTTGTTCTTTATACCCAAAGCACTTTTATCGGCTACTCCTAATTGACCTCCAAGAGCCTGTGAAAGATCCCCCGTTCCTTCCACATTTTGCGTCTTCATATAAGTAGGCTCAGACGTTAAAGCTTGCATCGTATCTGCACTAGCCCTACCTCGTAAGGCCCTTCTATTATCATCAGACATACTTTGGTCCCGCATGTCTTTAAGCAAAGGCGCATAGTTTTGTTTAAAAAAATCATAGTTAGCTTTAGCAACAGATGCAGAAACCTTTTCTTCTTCAGAAGCTTCATAGTCTTGTTTTTTTGGTTTTGAACCCATCTCTATACCTCAAGTCGATAAACAACGGTGTCTAATTTCCAACCCGCATCTAATAAAATATGTTCAACCGCATTATGAGGAGTGCGTACTTCTAAAGCCTCCATACCTAAATGCTTAGCAACAGATTTAAAAAACGGATAGTACTTCAACATATTCTTATTACCTTGCTCATGTGCCCATGCTATCCAGATTAAGAAAGTCTTTCGGTTAGTGAACTGGTCAACCTCTGTAGTCGATACCACAAATCCTTCAGGAGCTTTCCAATAAACGGCTTGCCCCGCAACCACTTCTGCATAGACGTCTTCCACTCGGAAAGATAAGTTCTGGCAATCCGCCAACAAAAGTTGCAGACAAGGACGAACGCTATCCCAGTCTTCACGAATATCACCAATAACTGGTTCAGTCGTTCCTTCATCGTTTTGAATACTTTGTTCGTGTAAGTCTATAACTTGGACCTGTTCCACTGTACCTCACCTTTCTAGCTACTCTTGATGCTGTTTGCCTTCCACGTTTTTCCGCTTCCCCTAACCCTTCCGCAAACAACGACGCATAAACCTGCGCTCCCGCGTAATCCGTCCACTCCCTACCTGGAAGTCTTAATAACCTAAAAATAGTACCGTTGATTATAGTGTCTCTGTAATCATTCATTATATCATCACTGCACGAACTCGATGTATGAGTGGGTTTTAACGCAACCCTAAGCAACAATGAAGATGCTTTTGTCTCATTCGGAACAGGTGATACATAAAATAGCGAGGGAGACTGCTTTACAAAATACTCTGGTCTACTTTCGTACCCGGCTTGCCGCCATTTAGGTTTACGTTGTTCTAACAACGCATTCGTAATAGCTTCTAAATCTTCCCCATCATACGTCATCCATATAATTTTATGCACAGACGTACCAGAAGGGGGTTCTAAATCATATTCAAATATATTTTTTACCGTAGTAACAGGGTCTAATTCCTGTTGGTATACCTCAGTTTTCTCACACAGTTCTATTACAGCGGCACGGATGTTCTGCTCAATAAGCGTATCCGTACAACCGGGGACCACTGGTATGATTTGAGGGAGTAACGACTCATAGGAAGCCATTATACAATTACCTCATTTGGGCTTGTTGAGAAGGCAAAGTGATATTATTAACCATGTCAGAGTTCGGTGATGTAACTATATCAATCTGAGCCTTACCCGTAATTGAGTTAACAAAAAGATTATAATGCGTACCCGCTCTTGCAGCGTTGCCTGCAAACTCAGCGTCCTTGGTATAGGCTCTAAATAGAACATAGTCCATAACTGCGTTGGCAAAAATATCAGGAACGTCTAAATTCCCATTCTGTGCAACTGTAGAAGGGTTCGCTGAGTAAATTATCTCAGCGTATGCATTACCCGCAACACCTGGATAAACGTAAAAAGCACGAGGATTCTGCTCATCGTAAACGTAATGTTTAACAACAGTAGTATGTGCTGCATCTGTACCAGCTGACGCACTAGCGCTATGCCAGTTAGGAGTTTGGGAATCTAACACCTCACCAGAAACCAACCTAATCGCTCTACCGCCCGTAGCGCCCCCAGAAGCATCAGACATATTTCTAACTAATGCTAAGAGCCGATTACCTGCAGTTGGTATAGTCTGCCGAGTACCCGTCACTAACTGCACATTAGCAGTTGTGGCACTTGCGTCAGGCTTTAATAATGCGATTTCTCTTTGAGCATCGTTTACGAATAAAACCAACTCACCGACAACAGGCCACCGTATTCCAGTAGTATCCTGCAACGTCGCCTGTACACGATCTAAGACGCTTTGTACGGTTACAGTCATATCAAACCTCTATCTATTTAAGGCTTCTTGCCAAGCAGCTTCACGCTCTTCAGAAGGAATCGTATCCCCCATTTTCTTGTTTATAACAGCTGCTTTTACGCCGCCGTCAGCTTTAAAGTCGTCTGGATCACCCGCATTAATTATTTCAATAAAAGCTTCAACTAAGCCTTCACGGGGGTTAAGTGGTTTAGGATCAAGTTCTTCCTCGACCTCTTCTACTACTTCCTCTTCTACTTCGATTTCAACCTCGTCCTCAACTGGTTGTTCGTCGGGTACGGATGAACCAGATAAGGCTGTTGCGCCCATCTGCACCGCAAGTAATCCAATCTCATCCGAGACTTCTCGTTCTTGTCCTGGATGTAATAAAACAACCGCGCCACTTAATGTGGCTATTCTAACTTCCGTGTCAGAAACAATCTTCATGATTAATAGGTCTCCTTTATCATTTTTTTAGCTGCTGCAGGTGTTGGGTAGGGGGACTGTACTTTGTTACCAAAACCGCCCTTTGTTCCTTTTGGCTTCTTCGGCTTCTTCGGCGGTCTACCCACCTGAGTCCCGTAAGTTCCTTTTCCGTCAGGCATATTAATACTCCTTAGCGTTGGGGCTTAGGTCTAAAGTCTTTTGCTGTTGGTCTTCTGCCGTTTTTATCCATAAAATTAAGATATTTACGTAGGCCTTTTGGACCACCAGTTAGACCAGCTTTCTTTAGTTGCTCACGTGTTACGTTAGCCAAAGTTCTTTTACCGGTTGTAGCACCAGTCCTCGAAACATTTCTGCTTCCTTTACCAGTTACCTTTGGCCTTTTAGGAATAGAATCCGTCTTCTTCGCCTTCCCAGTAGTTTGTGTAGTAGTAACTTTTTTATTCCCACGCAATTCACTTGGAGAAGCCTGAGTTATTTTGGGTTTAGTTGTAGGAGATGTAACTTTAGTTTTAGGTGTTCTATCAACTTTAGTAAACCCGGACGCTGTAGGTCTTACTCTTACATTTGCTTTCGCTGCCGCCCGTCGAGCTGAAGGACTATTGCCCCCTCTCTTACGTTCAGCTGTTGTTTGTGTTTTGACCTTACGGTCTCTTCTACGTCTTCTAATTCCTGACATTCTTTATACCTCGTATAAAAAGCCCCCTCCGAAGAGGGGGCATTAGCTTTACGCTATAAAGGCGTATAAAGTGATAGTACCGCTAGTAGCACCAGTTCCTGGGGCTGTCTGAACAAGTACATCAATCGTATCGTCAGCAGTAAAAGCAACAGGTGCGGTTGCAGTTGAACCGTGTGTTGCGTTACCAATTGCAAACGAGCTTGCAGTTCCGCCTGCTTGACCGATAGTTGAACCATCGATGAAAGCTGCGGTTGCACCGCCATAACCAACGTCAAGTACAATGGCGGGGGATCCGTTGGTGTCTAGGTCAGTAGTAGTAAGTACTATACCAACAACAGTTTCACCTTCGAAAACATCAACCATTTGTACGACATCGGAGCCTGCTAAGGCTGCAGTTACAGTGTAAGTAGCTTGTCGTACACCTACGTTTCCTTGCGGATGAGGTTTAAACGAGCTGTTACCCGATACTGCGCCAGAAGTTAAAGTAGCCATTTATGTATTCTCCTTGCCCTACTGAGCTGTATCGAATGCAATTACACCAAAGTCTTCAACAGATCCATTGTAGTCACTGTTGTACTTGGGCTTCCTTAAACCGAAGATCTTACCAATGGAGATACCGGCTTGGTTCTGATAGTCGAAAGTATCTTCGACAATCTCAGGAGTACCAATATCGGCCATCGCAAGAGCTTGGGCACCACAGAATAGAGCACGTGCGCCATTAAGATCGGCATTTGCACCCCATTTATAACCGGCCGCACCAGCGTTAGAAGAAGTACCAGAAGTAGCGCCTTCCGTGCTGAATACGTGACGGAATTCATGAACCATGATTCCATCAACCATTAACGAGCTAGTACCAGAAAACAGTTGGTTGCTAGATCCTCGAACACCTGCATTTCGCACGTTCGCTAGGAAATCAGAATCCAACTTCAGGTCAGCCATTTGTTGAGGTGTTACAAACATATGGAACACTTCTTCGTTGCCAGCACCACGTAAGCCCCGAATGTAGTTGTCTTTAGCGTAAGCTTTCAACTCTACAAGAGCTTTGTAAGTGATTGTGTCTGCTGCAACAACTGCAGTTGTATCACCAGCTGCAATAGTTGCGGTACCTTGGTCCCATCGTCTGTGACGATTAGTAGTAGGAGCAGATACATCAGAGGCATACTCTAGGTCGGCTAACTCATGCCCACTAGTACCTGAAGTAGCTCTCAAAGCACCATTGGTTTTATGAGTGTAGGCGATACCAGATAGAGTCAAGAATGACAACTGGTCCATACGATCAGCCATTGCATAAGCAAGTGCGTCACGAGAGTTTTCTCTAAAGTTAACAACGGATTTTTGGTCAGCCAATCTACCAGAAAGTCTATTTGCGAATCGTAGCTGATCAAGCTCGACAGTTATGTCGTATGCTCTTAGCGCTTCTTCGTTACCTTCCAGAGTATTGTCACCAGTGATACCGTCTCCAGTCATATCCGCTAGTAGCGTAATAACTGCTTTAGTACCTTTCTCGTTTTTAGTTAGTTCAGTAATGCGCTGAACCATCGCGTTTTGACCAGCTCCAGCGAACTGATTAATGAAAGACATGTTGCGAGCAACCTGCCAAAAGTCTCTGCTCCAAGCGGTCAGCTGGTTTGAAGTCAGAGACGCAAAGTTAGTAAGAGCCATCTAAGGCCTCCTTATGCGTTTTATTTTCAATATACACTGGCAAGCCAGTGCCACTAAAAGCCGACTTTTGGAGCGGCTAATCCGTTACCCGTATCGTAGGGCGACGTCTTAGCGGTTTTTAGCGAGGTTCGACCTCGACAGGTTTTACGCCTTTGTAGGCGAATACGGTTTTTACGTGTACGGCACGGCCTACTATCGTGTAGACGGACGAAGGTTAGATAGTACTCATATAAAATTAAATAAACAACCCTATTTAAGGTTTAAATGCTTGTCCGGAGTGGGCCTCCAACCTATAGGTTGGACATGCCTTATAGTGAAACCTTCTTCTGCTAAAGCAATTATTCGCAGCCTTCTGTACATTTCAGGTAAGCGGGACCAATCCCTAACTTCCCATTCCTGTCTCCCACAACCTTTACATCGATCATCGCCAAATTGTCTTGTTGTACACCACCCTATACAGGGGGCATCAAGCATGGACTCAACATCACCGTCCAGAGTCATCGTGGCTCCTTACCCAAACATTAATATAATCAGACCTACCAAAATACCAGCAGCGACTAGGCCAGTTACTGATATAGCTGCTACCACTGCTATTTGATTCATAAGCTCTTTACGTTCTTTTCTTTTCTTAGCAAGCATCTCCATATGTTGCCTGCGCTTCCTTTCTTGATTGGCCTTGGCTTCTCTGTACTGCGTATGCAGAACTGGGTCAGCCACTATAAGTAAGTTTTCTAAGTCCTTCTCATATCTTTCTTGTTGTCTACGCATCATAGTAATTTTTAGCAGATCACCGTGGCTTACGTTTACGAATTTATCCCTTTCGTTCCTCTCAAGATCATCTAATCCCTGCCCAAAGTCGAGAACAGCAGCCATAACTCTTTGTGCCCCGCCTTGAGCTTCACTAGCGCTTTCTATTAATTTACCAATTTGGTTTAGAATTGCGGCAGCGGCGGCGACCGATTCGATTATCACGGGAGAACCTTACGGTTTTCGAGACATATACGCCGTTGCGCCAAAGTACAGGCCGATAATACTGGCTTGGCTCAAGAATAACATGTCACTGAGTGAAGAAAGGGTAGCCAACCTAGCCTCTGGTACAAAAGGCATAAGGGGCAATAACGAGTAGGCGACCATAGAAGACATCGCCACCCAAGCAATCCGTCGCTGACTATCCTGTTTCTCTTCCCTGAGATCTAATTCAATCATTTGAGTAGCGCGTTCAAGCTCCTCATCACTAACAATGCCATCGTTGTCGATGTCATACTTAGCCCAGACCGAATCATGTTGTAAATTTTTAGCCATTATTATCGTTTAATTGTCGTTGTTGTTTATAGAACTCTATATATTCTTTCCATCGAGCAAATCGTTTTTCTTCGTTAATATAAAATAATCCGTTATATGCGCTCATGTTTAATCCCAAAATTTCTGGTTAGCTGCCGTCATTACCGGCTTACAGTAAGCTGTTATATTATGCTGTTTTATCCCCCCTCTACAACGGGAATCCCTGCAGTTATGCTCGATCCAGTAGGCGAATTGTTGACAGCGATGGATGTCTTTAAACAACATCTGCTGTGCGCCATCAACAACATTGCCTTCTATAACCGTTATCAGCATAAAAGCTAGGATTGTACCTTTCATGCATTATAAAATATCGCCCCTAAGACGCCTTAACGTATCTTTAGGGAGCGCGTTAAACTCTTCTTCGGACATCGAAGAGATATCCAGGGCCTTCTCGCCCCTGTCAGCCGAACTTTCCCCCGGCAATTCAGGAGGTTGAGACTCCGCAGCCTTGAGTTTCTTGGTAACTTCAGCTCGTTTCTTCGCAACTTCGTCAGGTGCAGTAGGAGCCTTTTGTCCAGTTAAGGTTGAACCCTCTTCTGTGGCAGAACCGACTAAATCATAGCTCTTAACTACAAAGTTTGCCGCTTTGCCTAAGGCCTCTACTGCTCCGAACCCTTGTGTAATGAACGCATCACGCAAATCGATGACTTCCTGGGTGTACTCAGCGTTATATTCAGCTGCGTTTTGGTCAAATACAGGGAAATTTGACTCCAAATCATTGGCAGCTGACTGTAAAGCAGTGGCTTGCTGATTTTGGGTAACGGTTTGAGTCATTTCCTGGCGCATTTCAAAGGCAATCTGCGCTTTTTCCGCAGTCCTCATCTCTTGACGCAGTGCCGCAGCCTTTTCTGCCTCGCCATCAAGCACCAGAGACTGATATTCCACTTCTTTTTCCGCGAAATCGTAGGTTTCGGGTGCGCTTTCAGCAACTTCCTGCGCGGCCTTCATGTCATCGAGCTGTTTTTGTAAGGCTTTCTGCTTAGAAAGCACTTCGTCCAGCCGAGATTTCGGAACCATCGGCTTTTTCTCAGTATCCTTTGCCGAATCTTCTACTTCTTCGGGGGCCTCTTCGGATTGTTCTCCGGTATCGGGTTGCTCTTCAGGCTCTGCATTGCCCTCTTCTTCTTGAAGCTCTCCCTCGCCTTGATCCTCGCTATCTTGCTCATCGGCATCCTCAACCTCCTCTTCCGCTTGGGCTTCGGTTTCTTCCGTATCTCCCTCTGCCTCCGCATCTTCTTCTTCGGTTTCTTCACCAAGCCCGAAGTTTAAGTCTAGGACCTTTTCTTCGACTTCTACGGGGTCTGCACCGGGCATTGTTTCAACGGTTGTTTCAGTAGTTTCGGACATATTTGAACTTCCTATTCAGTTAAAGAACTTTTAGCGCCGGTTTGCATTGCTGTAGCAGCTATCTTTGCAGCGGCTTGGGTTTGTTGCTGGTTTGTCCTAACTTCGTTAGTCAAATCAGCCAACTCTCTTCGAAGCTGCAATTCTTGCATCTTCATTTCTATCTTACCTTGCAACTCAGCAATCTGAATATCAGGTCCTGCCTGAGTAGATTGCGCCTTAGCTATATTTACTGCTGCTTCAGAACCAAGCTTTTGTACTTCAGCCTGTAGCTTCTCAAGTTCGAGCTGCGCTTCTTGCATTTGCATCTGTTGAACCATAGCTTGCATTTCCATTTGTTGTGGTGATTTCTCGATCCCTGTCATCATGCGGATGCGTTTAGCCAGTTCACCTTTTCTTGCAAGGTGGCTGTACTCAATAATCGCATCATCAGGTACAGCAACTCCAACTTGTCGAAGGTTAAGCGCTTCTGCAAACTGAACCTCATCAAAAGAGTCTCTAGCGGGGGCCGTTGCAACTACTACATCGTACTCACCTACAGTTAAGTCATTAATAATTGTGCCTTCGGGGGTCATCTCGTTTATGACCATAGGCTCTCTAGGCTTTAATGGATCCTCTTCGTTGGTAACCTGAATAATCCGCTGCTCAGTGTAGAACGTCTGGATTAGGTTCAATATTTTTTCAGCTAAGTAATGTCGGGTCTTACGCAGGTTATCTAATGGAACCTGAATCATAATCGCGCCACGGTTCTGCTTGGCCTGTATCGCAATACCCGATACCTCGGCTGAATCCGTACCCAACATAGACTCATTAATACCGCTGATCGCTTGGATGTTACCCGCAGCTTTCATAGCAATACGGTCTAGTCCAGTAGGAATTGAGTTAGGTTGAATTTTTATCGGAGGGGTAGTACCTCGCGCATACTCAACTACTAAACCAGTTTCCGCGCCGTGTTCTTCCAAGTCATCGGAAGTCATACCAACCAAAGAACCACTCTCTACCATCCAACCACTATTGGCAGTAGTGTTAACAATGTGAAGCTCTTGGCTACTAATCTTATTTAACTGCTCCTGTGGAGACAGTAGATTACGAACCATGCCAAAGGGTGTACCCCTGCGGAAATATGCAAAATAAGGAACAATGGTAAAGTTGGTATAGGGACTCCAATCATCATGGAGTACCACCTTGTCACAGGTCACTGTCCAACGAACCTTCTTAGACATTTTGCTAATTACAGTTAGTCCGTATTCCTTGGCGAACTTCTTGATCTTGCGGTCATTCCACGCCTCTGGAACATTCCTCGTATCCCCAGTATTAGGATCAACGAAACACTGAACACGAGTTAGTTTACGATGCTGGCGTTCTATCACCCGTAAAGCCCTTACCGTTTTATACTCATCAGCATCATAAGATCCGCCTAGGTATTCGTCTGGATCATCAGTATCACCGAATCGAGTTTCTTCATACTCAACCGAGTCACGGCCAAAAGAGTTACCGTTCTCAGCAATGAACCTTAGATCTTCGGCTTTGTCCTTTCCGTATAGTTCTTCAACGTCGTCAAGGGTCATCCACTTCGTTTCAAAAATCTCGTTCCAAGTCTTGGGATCATACTCCTTGGCATCAGGGTCAATCAGAATATCCAAAGGGTCTTTAGCAGTAATCCGAATCTCGCCCTCAACGTGGTCTGAAAAATCCATGCGGCAATCAAAGTACCCACGACCATCCATAATCAAACCATCACTAAACACCTGTTGCTCAACCCAATCCAGCTTATTGTTATCCGCCAGCTGCATGTACAACTTGTTTAAAGTATTAGCTACTTCTGCGCTTCCGCCCCTTCGCGGTTTGAATTGGATATCTGCACGGCGGGTGGACTGCTCACCCAGAACAGTGTTAATAGTCGGGAGGATTGTATTTACGGTTAATGCAGGTCGGCCTTCCGCATCAAGTATAGAGACATCTTCTATGTCCCATTGATCGCCTTGATAATAAGAGTCGCACTTCTTCGCCATCTCTATATATTCAATATGCCCGTTGTCTCGTGCCCGTTCATAACGATCCCACTGGGTAGACGCAATTCGCCCCTCCTCTTCAGGAGACATTGACCTTTTTTTCTTTAGTGGGTTTTTCATAATTTAGGTACTCGTTGCTGTTGTTTAGGCTTCTCGTCTAAGCGAGGCTTTTCATAGTTAAACTCTTTGGCTAGTACTTCCATCTTCCTACGAAGTTCTGGCCCCATACGCATATTGTCTCGGTTCCAATTTTTCATTGTAGGTATATCCTTGTCCCCGGCCAATATATACCCGCCCATAACCTGGTCGAATCGAGATACGGTATGCCATTTATCAAAGTCTCTTTTTTCCCGTCTCTCTTCTGGTACGTAGTTACCCTCTTCGTCTGGTTTCAAACCTCGGACAACGTCAAAAGAATGACGGGCCGCCTTCATATACTCAGGATCTTTTAGGGCGGTATCCATCAAATCTTTATGTAACTTAGGTTCCTTTAATTTTAATAAATGTAATGCTTCGCCCTTAATCATTTTATCTCGACTGGCGCTGCCTTCGGGATACTGGTCAGGGTTAACATAAATTACAGGTTTACCTGTATCAGAATCTTCCCCGTATTTAGTTTCAGAATGGTCGTAGTCAGTACTAGATTTAACCTCTACATCCTTTAGCAACCTGTCAAATAAGTTAGCCATTACGCACTCATCGCAGATTTATTTTTAGGAGAAGATGATAAATAGTCCAACCGATCCCTCCATGAAGGTTCTCTAATAACAGGCGCTTGGTAGGTCGCAAATTCTGTCATCATTAAACCAAGCCACGCTAATGCGTCCACTTGGTCATCGTGTACACCGCCGGGGAACCGCAGTAGTTCAGCTACTAACGGCCCCGTAAATATTGCATCGCGCGGGAAATAAACCATGCCTTGTTGCATCCTCCCTTGGATAGCCCTTGCCCTTGCTTCTTTGTCTCTTCGCCCAGTACGTAGATCTTTTATATAAGCTTCGTAAAGTCCTCTTTCCCGTACACGTTTTTCAAGAAACGGCCCTAAGGCCATTTCGATATGTCCTTTCTCAATGCCTATCATCGAAGGTTTCCATTCTTCGTATAGGTCTAAAATTCTTTCTACTATTTCAAAACCGTCAAATCTACCACGAACGACGTCAACAATGAACAGCTCATCAAACTCATTGACACCTACAACCATGCCGACTGAATAGTCGTTGCGGTCATTTTTACCAATGGCTAAGTCCCACGCGCAGTAGTAACGCATCTCATCCATATCAACATCTTCAGGGTCATAGTATTGAATCATGTCGCGGGTGAAATACTCACCGTCATCTGCCACAGGATTTTGTTGATATAACGCTGACCAATCTCTAGGGCCAACCGCCTTTCGTATACGGTCTAGGGCTTCAGAACTATAGCGTTCAGGGTGAAGAGCTTCACCTTCTTTTCTAAACTCTTCTGGCTCTTCGGCAAGGGCAGGGTAACGAACCACTTCCCATTCATCGCCGCCCTCAGTTGTCGCTTTTAATAACCGGCCTGCGAGATCATCATCATGCCAACGAGTAAGAATAACCAGAACCCCACCTCCAGGAGCGAGCCTCGTATACGCTGTAGACGTATACCAATCCCAGTTAGCGTCTCGGTTATTTTGACTTTCGGCATCTTCACGGTTTTTTACAGGGTCATCGATAACAAGTACATGAGCACCTTTACCAGTGATACCGCCGCCCACACCAGCAGCGACAAACCCGCCGCCATTAGTAGTAAGCCAAGCTTCCGCTGACTGAGATTCAGGATCGAGCCGAGTTTCAAATGCAGTCTTATAGGTTGGCTCCCTAAGGAGTCCACGAACCTTACGACTAAATCCCATAGCCAATGACCCTGAATACGAACAAGAAATAAATTCATGTTGGGGATTACGCCCGAGGTGCCATGCTGGAAACGCCACCGAAGCCAAAGTTGACTTACCGTGTCTTGGAGGAAGGAATAACATAAGTCGAGGCGACTCTTTCGCCACAACTCTCCTACTAAATTCTTCCAGTCTCTTACAAACATCTTTATGTACCCACCCTGCTTGGTAATCTGCGTTAAATCTTTCCACAAAGGGCAGCAGCCTTTTGCGAGTTAAGAACCGTAAGGCTAACTCGGCTCGTGCTTTATCTTCTACGGTTTGCTGTGGTACATCTTCTTCCACCACAGTTGGTGCGGGTGAAGGGATTGAATCGGCTTCATCCGCTTTGCAGTATACACAAAAACCATCTTTCCCTGAATACAATGTTTCAGGATGAAGGTTATGGCACCGCTTGCATTGTATCTGGGATACTTCAGCCATCAGATGCAGGTTCTAAATATTCAGCGTCCTTGCCAGCAATTTTTAATAGTTCTTCGTCAGACATCCTTTCTAACTGTTTGGGGGTAGTGTCTATATTGATATTAACCTGTGTTGCAGTGTCGGGGGTTCCTAACCCATGCAGCTTAACTAAGCTATCGACAGTGTTCTTCATTTCAGTAGCTGTGGCCGAAGCTTGATACGCATCCATATACATAAGGTGCGCATTAGAACGAGTGAACTTAACATCCTCTCTCATCTGCTCACGAAAATATTCCAGGGCCTGGGAAACTTTGGGCCTTTTGATCGCATCGTAAACAGCGTTAGTGTTGGAGTACCCTGCTCCTCGTCCAGCGGCAGCGATACTCATCCCGCTCAAAACCAGCATTACCAGTTTTTCTTGTTGTACTGTTAAGTCCCCAAGACTCAGGCCCATGTAGGGCATATGAGATTGGAACTCTAATACGTCAGTGGATGGTTCGGTTTCTTTCTCTGGTTCCGCCAATTTCGTCCCGCACAGTGTCGTCTAGGTAAACGAATATAGGTGCCATGTGTAATAACCCTGCACCCTCCAATTCTTCTCGGTACTCCTCTAAAGAACATAGTTCTTCAACTTGATAACCGTCGTAAACTAATACTTCGGGTCCTTCGCCCCTATGACCTGTCCCAAGTATTGCGAACTCCAGGCCATCGATAGATAACATTTTGCTATAGCTCATTGCGGAATAGTATAGGTTGTGCTACCCAATCACAAGTGCCCCCTCTGGCCGCCCTGCCCACTACTTTTTATTAAATGGATATAGATATACCTATAAGACTAGTTTAAATGTAAAAGTGCTGGTCACGGACGGCCACTCAGAAAAATTTTAGAAAAAAAAATTTGAAAAAATATTTCAGAATCACTGAGGCATCATCTCCCCCCTCGACCACCAGCCACCCCCCATCCCCGGGATCCCACACTGGAACCTTGTTTCCGAATCAGAGACAGGAACCTTGTATTAGAAAGCATCCTTCTAACCACTCGCTCCAAGGTCGCTCGAAGAGTCGGTTATATATGCATCTTAAACAAAAGGAGCCAATCATGGCACAAGCACAAATCGTCGGCGTTAAGTACGGCAACCTCAACCCCCTTCAGATCTACGCAACATCCAAGAGCGGAAACATCTACAAGCTCAACAAGTTAACGGCCAACCCAAAAGCCACGGCCAAACTAATGCACGAGATCAAACAGCACGGAACTATCAACACCACCAAATGGACCAAGGTTACTAAGACCTCACCCAAAGACAAGGTCAACACCGCAGCAACAATGCTAGCAATCTACAATGTCTACTCCGGTAAGGCATTCACTCCTCGCCCAACAGCGATGGCAACAATAACTTCAATCTACTCAGGAGAGTAATCACATGTTCAACGACATACCTAAGCCCGTTATCATCATAACTTTAATAGCAATCGTAGTATTTAGTACTCAGATATTCGCAGCACTAACCAACCACGACCTACAGTCTCAGGACATACCAGCAGATCTAAACTGCCAACACCAAGCGTACCAAAACATCTACATATGCGAAGGAGAATAACCAATGAAACTCAACGAACTAAAAGCAAAAGCCCAAACAGCACTACACCAAGCAAAGACAAAGCTAAAAGACATCGACCTCAACATGGACACCGCCAAAACATACGGCAACCAAGCACTAAAATACGCCAAAGAAAATCCATCCGACATCATGGTAGGCCTCATAACCATCATGGTAATGGACATGGACGACTCAATCGAATCTATCGAAGACTCAACAGCAATCTCTGCAATCGTAGACGCAGACTCATACATCAACCATCGCTACTAGCAGGGCCGGGGGGCGAAAGCCCCTCATTTTTTTCTTTTTCTGGGGGAACGTAGTGCTCCTTGTGCCTTAACGAGGTGCTCTTCCCCAACAATCACCAACGCCATGCGTGTGCCGTGTGTGACACGTGTGTGCCAACTGCTACTTTAGAATCTGACACACACCTAAGCTTTTGATTTCCTTAAACAATTGCTTACATCTTAACCTTGTGTGCCATGTGTGCCAGGTAAATCAACCTTTGTTTTACAATAGACCTTAGACAAAGATTAATAGTTCTTTTTTAGAGAACCTTAAATAACCTGACACACATGACACACATTTAACTATTCATTTATGAATCAATAACTTAGATCCTTTTCTACCTGTCACACAATCTGACACACAGGCTAAAGAATCTGACACACATGACCATATCTGACACACAATCTGCCTAAGGAGGGCAACATGACCAACAGAACTAAAGGGTTTTACCCTTACGACAAAGACTCGTTTGAAAAGCTTGCGAACAAAATAAAGCAACGCGCTAGAGAACAAAAGCGCAAAGACGACCAAGCTAAACTAATTAAGGAGGCTCAAGAAGACGAAGCATACTGTGAAGTGTGCGACATATCGTACTACGCAGATGAGCCTTGCAGATTACACTAACCGGAGATGACTATGACCGTACGACTACGTTACGCATTCATCATTGCGTATTACTACCTAACCCCTACTCGTATCCGCACATGGCTGCGAGTAGGACAATCCGCCACAACAATACAAGATGTATTGAAACTAATGGCACATGACACAACCACTTGGCCCTCACTTGTTGATATATCTAAGCATATCGACTGGGCCAAGCAAGAATTTGGAGACCGAACATGAGACTTAAAAGATATACATACATAGACCTTGGTGTCTTAACCCTACTCGTAGGTGTCTGGCTAATATCAGCCTTAACCCTACTCATTGGCATACAAATAGGTATGCAATCACCCATACTACCTGCTGACATACAAGGAGCAGCTAACATATTCGAAGTAATAGTGACTGTACTTGGTATGTTTGTATTCCCGGTCATGCTCCTGATCGGTACAACATTTGGTGTAGCTAAACTAACTGAGTCGAGGGAAGCGAGACGATGAAACAAATACTCATGTTCGCAGCGGTAGTAGCAGTAGCAGTACTGTTACTACCTGTATTAGCTGGGCTATTAACAGCAGCCTTCTACATATCCACAATCCTACTACTAGTAGGTGGTGTTATTATCTGGTTCCGACTACGAGGAGGTAAGGATGAAAGAGATCAGGCATAGCATCGAATCTCTCAGCTTGGGAGAGAAGCGAGTCAACAAAAAGATTCGTAAAACTAAGCAAAGGACCTTAAACAAAAGACTACTACGGGAGTGTAAATGACCTACCCTTATAAGAATCAGGCTGACCCTGAAGAATTAGATTTCAACAGACCCTCTTGGGTCGCACCCGAAGACGATACCAAAGCGTACTTCGATAACGATGAGCTAGTATCCGACACCGTTTGGTTCGATGAAGTGTTCAGCTTCGAAGCACCAGACGAGAAGGAACTGAGACTTGACACACTCGCCCTCCAAAGTCGGGCGTAAGAGTCGGTTTCGTTTGTGAGTTAGCATAAGTTAGCTCACATATTTTTAACTACAGGTACAGGAGGTACCAACACATGACCTATCAATTCGTAAACATCGCGTTCGAACGACTGACTGCTAACGAGAGCAAAGGTTACTTCGGTAATCTGGCTCGCTACATCAACCAGTTTGATGGAGACATCGAGGACCGGATCATCGAGGCTTTCTCGACAGGGTTCGATGAGAATCCATCGTATAAACCCATCCAGTTCTTGAGCTTCTGCCAGACACTGATGGATCGTAGCTGCTGGTTAGCACGGCGGTATCGAAAGGCAATGGACGCAGAGTCTTCCATCTATGGAGTTGACCCGGCAGAGAAGATTGTCGAAGAGTTCGGATTCAGCATGGAAGCCGAGCATGTCGTAGAGACTATCACCGAAGAGTACAATTCGCTCTTCATCTTGACCTCTATGATGATGAACTTTGATCCAGACCAGAACATCACCTGGGACTGGAACTTCCACTTCTTCAACCCATCATCCAAGGACAGCGAGTCCGGGGAGTGGGTGAACGTCCATCAAGCAGACTCGTACGGAGATGCAGAGATCCACATGAACGAGATAGCAGAGCAGCTCAATGCAGCGAAGCCATCCAATGTTCTTGCGCACCTACGTACCTTGAAGGCTGAGCATAACGGATAGGCCCTAGCCCAACGAGACTCTCGACGACTTAGGTTGTTGAGAGTCTCTATTTTTTTCCCCAGAAGGAGATACGTTGTGCCGTACCGTACCCAACATTGAGTAGACACTCAGTGTTTGAACACGAAAAACAGTGTTTGAACACGAAAATTATTGACATTAACAAACAAAGGAGGCTGAGAATGTCAGGACTGTACCTAAACATGGACGACTTTCAGAACATCGACCAGGCAATCGATGCGTTGGATCAAGCAGAAATATTGTATGACCCACGCGGAGGAACTTCAGCAGACAACTTAGTAGTTGTGAAGTTCACATGTGACAGCTGGGGGGCATTGGAAAAGTTCTTACGATGTGCCCCAGATACCAATGACCTTAGACAATGGATGGAGACTAAAAATGCCTAGACCAGGACGACCAAGACACGAAGTAAGTGAAAACGACAGGTTTCATATAGCCATGAACGAAGATTTAAGGGCAAAATTTGATGCGGTCAGAAACGAAAAAGAAAAGGAACTTGGCATACAGTTAAGTCGTACTCAAGTCCTATCCATGATACTAAATAAAGAAGGCAGGCAATGAACTCTGACGACATCGACAAGCAAGTCAAAGAGTTCATTAAAAAGGGAGGAAAAATAAAGAGAATCCCTGGCGGGGTAAGTGCCGACAGACCTTTGAACGTCAAGAAAAAATTATTTGGTCTGACCAAAAGACCAAAGCCTGGATTCCATGCCACAAAAATGATCTTGAGTCCTAGCAAAAACCCAACGGGAGGTAAGAAATGAAAGCATTTCTAATAGACCCTAGCCAAAGAACCATCGACACGATACTCATGCCAGCTGACTGCAAGCTGGAAGACATACACCAAGCATTAGGATTCGAGCGAGTAGAAGGGTGTGTTATCAACAGTAACTGGGACACTCTATACATTGAAGACGAAGGACTCTATAGAGAGAACCAACACTTCTTCGTGCTTGAGCATAAGGCGGATCCCATACCAGGCAAAGCGTTGTGCCTAGGCACAGCAATAGAGACTGGAGATATTACTGAACCATGGGTACATTTAGATTATCTGAAAAGGTTAATAACCTTCGTAACACCAGATGAAGCTTACGATCATTGGGAGAAAGAAAGTTATGACATCTAACCAACAAAAACGCATAGACAATGTACAAAGAATACTGGACCAAAGAAACTTGAGGACGTGGTCAAGAAAGTTTTGGACTGAAACGCTCCAAACTCTTAGTTCTCAGAGCGAGCTAGTCACTCGTTCTACAGGTCAGCCCCACCTGTGGTCAGCAACGGGGCAGTTCCGAACAACAACCCAAGGAGATGACAATGGAAAGAGGACTCTTCGACGTTGAAGTAGTGTTCAAAACAGACGAAGGATGCGAACGAAAAACACTTAACTCCGTAGCACTCTCTGATATACAAAATCATTTCCCGCGTACTGCAGAACTTGTATCTGTAGTAGCAAACAAAAAACGACAGCACAAAATCTAGAGGTGACCATGACTAAACAAAACAATCCTTTCGGATACATGCTTTGGTATTTTAAAACCAAACTAGATTCATCAGATAGCTCACTTGCTAGCAACGAGCGCATAAAACGCCAAGCAATACTGCGACTAGCAGATGTAGTGATGCAAATCACAGCTGATGTGCCTGAAAAAGAAATGACTCAGGACATGAGAGATGCTTTAGATGATGCAAAAGAATTCCTCAACAGGAATGTTCGTAGCTAAACCGTGGCATTTAGTTATGAATTCTTCAACCAGCCACAAGACACAGGAGGTGTCATATGGACGAGATATTCGTCAAAGTAATCCGCATTCCAGGTGCGGTGACAGAGGTTGCTCTGTCTGCGGGGGCTTCCGTTGCTGATGCACTTAGTGCAGCAAGCATCGAGCCAACTGGTTCGGAAGCCATCAAAGTCGGCGCTGAAACCGTCGAACAGGGTTATACCCTGACTGATGGAGACCGAGTAGTTATCTCGCAAGGTGCCAAGGGTAACTAAGACCTGACCGTACCGTCTCTTTTCCCATGCATAGAGGTTTCATCTCCCTCTATTGCTAGATGCATGGGAATCGCCTTCTTCGTACAGAAGTTAGACTAGCCTGGCTACCCCTTCGGCTCCTACATAGTCGTGTAGCACAGGTAATCCAATTTTTCTTTCTTCTGTGCGGAGAAGGTTTCCCTACAACCCTTAACTATGGAGGATCTATGAGTTTAATCTCGACCATCCGACACGACTCTGTATTCCGTGCCGATGACTACAACAACTACCCCATACATATCATTGGTGCAGGTGCTACTGGGTCAAGAGTGTTTATGTCACTCATTGAACTTGGTCTGACCAACATCAGTGTGTACGACTACGATAAAGTAGAAGGACATAACCTCGCTAACCAGGCATATCTACATCAACACATAGGTATGCCTAAGATCCAGGCACTTAAACATCTAGCTTCTATGAAACTAGGTATTGCCGAAGATCAATTGCCAATGCAATTCATTAACGAACGAGTTGACCAAAGAAAGTTTAATGGCTTTCTTTTCTTGCTCACTGACACGATGAAGTCACGTAGACAAATCGTAAGTGCACAATCAACAGGGGCGGATAGTGAGTTGTTTCAAATCTTTGAGACACGCATGGCATCAACGCATGGAAATGTATATCACTTCTCCCCTATAAACAGCATTCAATTGCAGAGGTGGTATGACTCGTTAATCAGTGACGATGAAGGAGAGATGTCTCCTTGTGGAACCAGCATATCTGTTGGAGCCACTGCATCACTCATTGCAAATCTAGCAGTATGGGAGTTCATGAACTTCCTATTAGATGACGGGTGTGCCACAGCTCAATTAGATGTGTTCTTTAAACCCATGATGTTCTCGACTAAGGACCAGATATGAGCTACACACAATACATGAAATCAAAATCAGCAAGTTTTGATACCACATCCGACAGTCCAGAGACCGAACAACTTTTTGAATACGAATACCCGAAGCCTCCTAAAGTGTTTTACACAGACACTGCCTGGGCAACGATTCGATACCTTGTAGACTCTGTATCTACAGAAGTTGGTTGGCTTGGACTTGTCGAAACCGAAACAAACGACAAAGACGAAGTTGTTTCATTCACCATAACGGATATCTATATACCTGAACAAAAGGTAAATGGAGCCGAGACAGATATAGCTGCTGAAACTTTATGTGATCTAGCTGTTGAGCTGGAAGAATCAGGTAAAGAATCAGAGAAGCTTATCTATTGGGGACATTCACATGTAAACATGGGCGTTAGCCCCTCGACCCAGGACGAAGTACAAGTGGAAGAGTTCCTGGACAATGGCTGCAAGTTATTTATTCGTGGCATATACAACAAACACGGGCACTCCAAGGTTGATATATACGATGTAGATAACAACTGTGCCCATCAATGTGTATGGAACGGACCTATGCCGTTGCCTATAGATAAGAACTTCAGTGATAGGTTAGACAAACTCATAAAGAAAAACGTAAAGCAAACAAAGAGTTACATGTCTCCCATAAAAAAGCCTGCGCTGGGGCAGCAGATAAGCCTAAGCTTCAACAACAGACAGCCCACTCCTTCTCTTCTGTCTACAGAAGATTACTACGGTAGTTACTGGGACGATCCGTACCGAACTGATGAATTAGTCTATAGAAATCCTGTAGACGGAGACGTCATTCAACTAACTCAAGAAGAGTTAGACGGCATGGACATTGAAGAAAGAGAAACTCTGGAATCAGAATACAACAGACAACACCACCTAACAGGAGGTAACAGCTAATGCCTGGTAAATTAATAAAGACGCTTGAAGTACATCCTTATACAGAGGCTATTGCTCAAGCAAGCGATACACTTTGTACTCAGGAAAGCATAGCAGAACGAGCGTATAACGACGCACGAAGATATCGAATCGAACTGGCCAAAACACGACGCCAAGTAAAAGCAGCTAGGCTACACAAGAAGAACCCTGCTACTTCTTGGGTCATAGCTAAGCTAGCAGGAGGAGATAAGTACGGAGTTGAAGGACTAGAGGCAACTTTAAGGCGGACTCTTGACACCATAGAAGATGCTGAACAACACGTGATGAATAGAATAGCTCGAGAAGAAGAGAACCTTACCAACAGCAAACAAAAAATATTCCATCTACGAAATCAAATCGACCGTCTGGAAATAAAGAATCGGAATTCAACTATCTATTCACTGGACATTTGGGACCATAACTTACGCAACAGTGAACTGTATATCCCAGGCTCTCTCAAAATAAGAGAGTTCGAGAACGAATACAACAACGCTTCAAGATACAAATTCTCTATCAAAACAAAAGCTACTAGAGCACTTGTGAATAACTTAGACAGGGAACGCTACCCCATTGAAGAATTCGGTGAAGAAGTCTTTATCAACATACCTGAAATGTATGTTGATATGACACGCCTACCTTATGGAAGTACTGAAGTTAGGTTCCGAGCTGTAAATAGTACAGATCGTATAGCTGGTTATGTATCACGAGGTCAATTACATCCTCATCAAACAAATATAACACGACCTTGTTTCGGAGACTTCGATGCTCCCATAGCAGAGGCCATCACAGAACTCGACATACCTTTAGCAATAACAGTCCTTGAATTGTTCATTAAGCAAGTCGATTCGCAAGACGGTGCAGGATGCCATTGGAAAAGATGGTGGGACAGAGACCGACAAACTCGGAGTGCGGCGGAATTTAATCGCCAACTTGAAGACTCAGAACAACAAGCAGGTTAAATATGTTTATGAAGCTAGTCGAATTCATAGTCACATTTCTGACTATACGAAAAATAATTGAGGATGTTAAAGATGAAACAATTAGAACTGAAGCTGACGATGGACGAGGAGGAAGCAACGAAACTCCTGGAGATATTCACAAACATCCAATCCCTATTAGAGAGGATGGACCAACTATTAACTCCAATGGAACAGGAGGCTAAACAATGATAACGGCTGGCCTTGTAGCAGCAACAGGAATGTTATTCCTATTATTTAAATTTGGTGTACGAAGAGTAATAAACTACGACATATTTTTTGACATAGTTATTACTGCATTATTAATGCTTGCATTAGCCGGTACGTTTAGTGGAATGATGGCGGCATTATTCGGTGGACTAATCGTATCTATTGTACTGTTCATTATGAAACGCACGATGCGACATCAAAAACTTGAATTAGTTAAAATCAAAAAGTTTCCATACAGGAGGTGGATGTGGGTAGAACAATAGCCAAACAACCAACAACAGAATGGATGTGCCATGAATGTGGTTACGACATGGGAGAAATGTTTATCGAGTGTGACATGGATACGTTCGTAAATAAGAAGGATGGATTTTTAGTATGTCCTGATTGCGAATCTACATTCATGCCTTCTCAACGAACAAAAGAACCATTTTTTAACCGCACTACTGAGCAAAGACCTAATAGATCTAGCACTATTATAGTAGAGCATGAAGTTACAGCTTACTGCACTACCGAAATAATCCTTCCCGACGGCTTAACACCAGATGAAGTAGAAGAGTGGGAAGTACACGATGACTGCATAAGAGTGTATTTCGACAGAGGAGCTGATGAAGGACTAACTGTTCAGAGCTTTGACTTAAATTACAGAGAAGAGGATTACACACTAAGTGACGATATAAATCGTACAACTGTTCGTGACCCTGATTACAACAATGAATACTGGAGGTCGGATTACTAATGGATAAAAAAGAATACTTGGAGCAATCCAAGAAGATCGAATCACATCTCAACCAGGACTTTAACTCGTACGAAAAACTGCAGTACACATTTGTATGGTTAAAAAGTAGAATGCCAGATCTACATGACGACATAGTCAAAAACTTCCAGCAGATCGAAGCGAGTGTATACGCTGATCGGCAAGAGCAAGATGCTAAGGAACAACAAGATGTTGATAACCCTCGATTTTGAAACCTACTTTGATACCAAAGTTTCCCTAACAAAACTTACTGTGATGGAGTATATCAAGGACCCACTGTTCAAAGTGTGGGGAGTTGGTATAAAAATCGAAGGCGAAGAAACAGAATGGTTTGACGAGAACGAAGTAGAAGTAGGGCTTAACGATATAGATTGGGAAGAAGCACACTTACTGTGCCACAACACACCATTCGATGGTTACTTATTGACTCAATTATATGGGCACAAACCTAACTATTATTTAGACACTGCTGCTATGGCAAGGGGCCTTTGGCCTGGGCAATCCGCCAGTCTAAAACACACAGCAGAAAGATGTTTCCCAGATGATTTTACAATGCGTAAAGGCGAAGAACTTATAAATGCAAAAGGTATTTATGATCTACCTCCCGACATTGAAGAAGCACTTGCTGGCTACTGCATACAAGACGTTGACCTAACATATGCAATATACATGAAGTTGTGCCTGGAGTTACCTGAAAAAGAATACGAGATCATTGACATGACAACTCGTATGTTCTGTGAACCCAAGATCAAAGTTAACATACCAAAGACACAGCAATTTCTTGAAAACGAAAAAAGAAAAAGTAAAGAAGCTATCGAAGCTTCTGGATTAGAACGCGATGTACTCGCAAGTAATCAAAAGTTTTCCGCTTGGGCGGAAGGGGAGGGGCTGGTCATACCAACCAAGACCAGTCCTACCACAGGCAAGACCATCCCTGCCTTTGGTAAAAACGATGCAGCCTATCGGCAATGGCAACAGCAACACCCAGAGTATGCCCATGTGTTTGCTGGACGAGAAGCAGTTAAAAGTCGTCTCAATGAGACACGAGCACAACGCTTTATCGATAGCGCTAATGCCGAGGGCTGTATCCCCGCCCCTCTTAAATACTATGCAGCACATACAGGTAGATTTGGAGGTACTGAAAAGATAAACCTACAAAACCTACCGAGAAACAGTGAGTTACGTAAAGTACTTGAAGCACCGGAAGGGAAACTAATGTATGTAGCTGATCTATCTAACATTGAGTCAAGGATGTTAGCTTGGTTGGCTAACCAGGATAATCTAATAGAACTCTATGAACATGGAGCAGATGTATATTCTTCGTTCGCAAGTAATTTGTATGGACGAACTATCACAAAAGAAAATGAGACAGAACGCTTCGTTGGAAAAACTGCTATTCTAGGTTTGGGCTACGGAATGGGGGCGCATAAATTTAAAGCCACACTAAAAGCGGCTGGAATTGAGCTTCCCTTTGAAGAGTGTTTATCGGCAGTAAATACTTACCGTAGCACATACGCAGCTATCCCGGCACTTTGGGAAAGGGCAGAGCGCATCCTGAGACAAGCTCTAAGTTTGCAGAAGGGAGATCGCTTTAGTTACACCTATAAGTGCCTGGAAGCTGCACCTAATTCAATACTATTACCTAATGGTATGGCCCTGAAATACCATAACCTCCAACTCCTACCCGATGGCAAACTACAATACTTATCTAATAAGAAAACTGAATACACATATGGTGGGAAAATCACAGAGAATATTATCCAGGCTCTAGCAAGAATAGTTATATGCGATCAAATGCTAGAGATACAAAAGAGAGAAGAATTCGAAGTTGTGCTTACAGTCCATGATGAGATCATTGCCATTGGAGATGAAAACAACCCAGAAAAGAAATTGGATAGCATGTTATTTACCATGACACAATCACCTTCTTGGGCATTAGGCTTACCTTTAGATGCAGAAGGTGGATGGGATAAGTGCTATAGTAAATAAATGAGCCGACTAGTCTTAACTCGAAAGCGTGATGACCAGGTAACTGTACAATTAGATGAAGATACAGTTGTCTTAATTACTGTCGCTCGTATAGATAGAAATCAAGTACGTCTACTCTTCGAAGCTCCTGAAGAAGTAAAGATTGAACGACTTGAACGACAAAGAGTTGACCCAACAAACGACCAACGCTAAGATCCACAGCCGCGTTTAATTTAGGAGGATGGAATGCAGTTAAACTTTTTATCTGCGAGTAATGGACTGTCGCTGTCCAAAACTTTCAGTAAGGATGGTTCTAAACCATACCCTTTAGTTAAAGAAGTAAGTAGCCACCATTTCGAAATACAAACAATTGATGAACTATTTGAATTACTTAAAGACCAATCGACCAAAGGCCATTGTTTACTCAAAGGCTCTCTCAAAAAAGAATTAGAAGACGAATCCAGAAAAGGCAAGACAGATCGTAATGCCTACAGTGATTTGTTGGTATTAGATATAGACAACTTGTCGCTACCTCAAATGGCTTTCGGAGTCACCTCAAACAATGGAGCATTAACAAAGCTCCACGTGGAACATATATCTAATATGATCCTTTCCCAACTGCCTGAACCACTTCAGAAAGTTAGCCATATAGTACAAGCCTCTTCATCCTTTGGTTTAAAACCAACTTATACTTTACATA